AGAATTGGGTAAGTTAAAAACTACTAGTGGTGTTCGTAGAGGAGAAAAAGCATTAGAAGCTGATTTAAAAGCACAAATTAACAGTCCATCGGTACAGGGAATATTGCAACAAAACAAAGAAATTATTGAAAGAGGTGTAGCAACACTTCAAGGTAGCGGTAAACCTAATGTAGAAGCTATTATCGCTAGTGTGAGCAATAATTTACGCAGTAATTACGATGATATCATCAATAAATTAGCTGGAGCAGACGACCAACTTAGAGTTGCGTTACAACAAAACCTCGATTTAGAACTAGCAAAAGCAGCAGGTATTAGATTTGATGTCTTAGAAAAAGGTAGTAGAGTACAAAAAATAATAGATGATGCTTTTATTGCTTCTAAGACTCGACAAAGTAACGCGTATGATGCAGTAGCAATACAAGCAAAAAGAGATGGAATTGATTTTAGCGTACAAGAAATAGTAAGAGTTTTACAAAAATCTATTGAACAAATTAGAGGTCAATCTACGAGCAAATTAAATAAACGAATACTCAAACAATTTAATCCAATGCTTGGAACTAAGTTTGAAAAATTAGATGATTTATTGGCACTAGCAAATTCAAGAACGAATACAAAAAGAATAACTTGGGAACAATTAGATGGATATATCAAAAATATAGGAGAAGATGCAGTATTTACACCTCTCATTGGTAAGACAACTTTAAATAGATTAGCTGAATTACAAGATGGAGCACTCAGAGCATTAAGAAACAATAAGGTTATCAATCCACTTACAGGGCGTTCTAAAAATAAAACAGGAACTTTTTTAAACAAAGCTAATGCAGAGTATAAAAAATATTTAAGATTCCAAGATTTAGATTCTTTGTTTTATAAATTAGCACAACGAGAAAAATCTCATAGCCCACAACATTTAGCATACGCTTTAGGTAGTAGGTCTGCATTAGAAAAATTAAATAACCCTGATGCTATAAGCAGATTGATGAAAGTGTTGCCTGATGAAGCATCTCGTAATGAAGCATTACAAATATTAAGACAGAATTATGTACGCAGTATAACAAATGATGCAGTAGTAAAAGTAGGCGGAAGCGGTCTTAAAATAGATAAAGATATGGTAAAGCAGTTATATGCACCACGCACAAGCACAGGAGAGATAAGTCTAGCAACAAAATTCAACAATAGAGTCAATGCTCAAATGCAGGCGTTTGATGCTTTGAATAAAAAAATACAAGCAAATCCGGGCAAGTTTGTTGACTTAAAAGAAACAGAAATACTTTCTATACTTCAAGGTAGTTCTGTACAATCTGTTAGAGACACACAAAAAATAATATCTAATATTATAGATTTAAGAATACAAAAAGACAATGTGTTGAAATCTAAATTATTTGCTAACATTACAGAGAATACAGCACAAGATATTTTAATAAATCCAAAAATATTTGTTAGTTCATTGCTTGATGCAGATGATATCACGATGAATACAGTAATGAAACAGCTAGATGTGTTCGCAGAAACAAATCCGCAAATGTTCAAAGATTTGCAAAAAGCGGTAATTATGGAGCTACAAGAGCGTGCTGGTAAGGGTACAGGCGGTGCATTAGTCGAAAGAGGCGTAAACGAAATGTTTGACCCACAAATAATGCTCAATATTCTTAATAATAAAAAAACAGGGGCTAACGCAAAAAGAATATTAAACTACGGCACAGACAATATTTACAATGATTTATTAGATATGGCAAAATTGCTTAAAGCTAACAGGTCACAGACTTTTGCTAAAAATGTTGCAGACTTAGGTACTAAGCCTGTTGTAAGCGGTCAAGGTGTAACAGTAGTTGCTAGTGGTTTTGTACCAATGTTACAAAGATTTTTCTATGGAGAACTATCCGCAAATGGTTTAACTAAACAATTATTTTTTACAAAAGCTACTGCACAACAAAAAGCAGAGGCTTATAAACAAATGGTAAGTAGTCTTTTAACGACCAATCAAGGACATAGAGCATTAATAAGAGGTTCTCAAATAAATACAGAAACTCAAAAATATTATTTAGAAGAGTTAGAAAACCTAAGAAAAGAAATGATGAAAAGAAACGCTTCTAGAAATTAAATAGATGATTTAATTTTTTTAGCCTCTTCTTTTAAACATCTTATTCTTTCATTTATCTCTTTTCTACGTTCCGTTAAAGCATTCACGCGATAAGATATAGTGCGAGATTCTTCTCTGTATATCTGTATTCTTGTTTCTACTTCTTCTAAGTCTGTGTTTGGTATTGTCATAATAAAATATTATGGGGTGTCCAAAATGGGAAAATATATACGAAAACCCCAAATGAGCTCCTCACGGTTTACTCCACCCCAATCATAAAAATCTACCCACGTTTGGGTCTAGTATCATTACTCCATCTGTATCTCTTTCTCCCTCTCGATTCTTCACTAACCTATATTCTAATTCTACGTATGGTCTGCCATTCCTGTCAAGCTTTTTACTCTTTGCAAAGTCAGTATTTTTTGGGTACATCATTACTATGATATCAGCATCGTTTTCAACATCTCCTGAGTCCTTTAATGAGTATATGCCCGGCTTATTACTTCTAGCACCCTCACGATTAATCTGTGCTAACAACAAGACAGGTATTTGTAAGTCCATAGCCATTTGTTTAATACCGTGTGATACTTCGGCTATTCCATCGCATTTCGATAGTTTTGTGTTCCAAGGAACTAATTGTAAATAATCAACAACAACCATTTCGATATTGTGTTTGCGTTTCAAATAACCACATCGTGCTCGAAGGTGCGTGATATCACGTACTGTGTTAATTATATGTAATGGTGCTGCACAAAGTTTTTTTGTTGCAGTAATGATATCATCCATATGTTTGTCTACATCCTGACTAGCTAACGAATCATATATGTTTTTACCTGATGATATCTGTGCCAAGCGTTTCATAATTTGGTCTGCCATCATTTCAAAAGAAAATATAGCAACAGCTTTTTTGTCTGTAATTGCTGTACGCAATGCAATATTAAGTGCTAATTGTGATTTACCACAAGATGTTGGTGCTGATATCACCATAACTTCACCCCTGCCTATACCGCCTTCTGCTAATTTTTCATCTAAATGTGTTATACCAGTAGGAAATTTATCTGCAACATAGACACCGTCACGCATCTGTGACAGTTTATCTAAAAAATTCTTAGCATTATCACCTAATTTAGTCTTTTCTTGGTGTGCTTGGTCTAAGCCATCTAGTCCTTTTTCTATAATACTAATAGCTGATGTACAATCTCCGCCATTTTCTATATCTTCAATGGCTAACCTTGAACTACGTATCAAAGAACGCTTATTTGAACACTCTTTTACTATCAAGGCTGACGAACGTGCCTGTAAACTTGTACCAAAACCACCGTCTAGACTAATTATATAGTCTACACCACCAACGTAATCTAATTGGTTGCTAGTTTTTAAGTGTTCAGTTAATGATATCTCATCTAAGGGTTTGTTGTTATCTAAAAGTTTTTTAAGGGTAGTAAATATTACTTTGTTGTTTTCGTAATAAAAGTCATCAGGCGATATAATTGATAACATTTCTTCGAGTGTTGATGTATCATTACCACTTAAACAAGAACTTAATATTTTTCTTTCTGCGAGTTCATTTTTGGGTAACTTTATGTCGCTCATATATTTCTTTCATCTTATTTTTTATTTCTTTGGATAATGTCTTAATTGACTTCACTATAATAGAATTAGAATTGTCAAATCTCTTCTCGTGTAACGATTCAGTAAGGTCGTGTAAAACTTCTATGCCCTCTGATAAATCATTAATTTCATATATAATCTTTGGCTCTTTATCCGATTTGGAATTTTTTGTACTCATAATATTTATTAACTGTTGCTTGTGATATTTGATATTGTCGGCTACAACTTTTACATATCATTCGATATTTCTTGCCCATACTTGTAACTCGTATTCCTTTTCTTTTTACATCTTCAGATGCACAATAAGGACAAGTCCAATTATCTAAACCGTTCAATATACCAACGTGTGTTTTATGAGTATCATACTCTGTGAGCTTTTTGTAAACTTTTTCTAATAACAAAACATCTTTTTTACAATATTTGACCATAGCGTTCATTGCTTTTTCACAATTATTAAGACATATGTCTACCCATAATTGGAACGTAGTGCTTATTTTGCCATCGCCAAATAAATATTGTCCTAAATAATCTAATCTATTAGAGTTAAATCTAAATTTACGTCGTGCTAATTTAAGGGTATCTACAGAATTATATATATATTTGGGTATGATATTGTGATATATTGTCCGTGAGTTAAAAAATTTGATATCAAAATTGTCGCCATTGTGTGCTACTGCTTCATCTGCTAAACACAAAACTTCGTGGAAATCTATTAATAGTTGTTTGTCACAACCTTTGTCCCAAGTGAGAGAGTGTACTTGCTTGCCACTCTCCCACTTATAACAAATACACATAACAGCACGTTCTTTTATGATGCTATTATGCGGTATGGTTTTCTTATAACCACTTTGCCAAAAGAAACCAATGTTGGGAGATGTTTCTATATCCCAAAACAATCGATTAATTTTAGCTTTTTTACTCATCAGAATGGGTCGCTTGATATGTCTACATTCGTTGATTTTGGTTTTTCCTCAATCAAACTAAGTTTGTGAGAATAGTATTTCATATCCCCTTTCTCATTAAGCCAAGATGCTATATTTACTTTTTTGCCTGCCATTTCTTGCGGTATGGTAAGCGTGCCAAGTAGTTTAGGTGATGATTCAGAGGTCATCTTCTTGTTTTGAAAAGATGCACCTGTTCCCTCTTTTTGTACGTATTCGCTCATAATAAGTCGTCCTCAGTATTATTTGTGATAGTTTTTGTTTCTTCTTCGTGATTGTTTAATGCGTCAGCATCTTGGGTATTATCCAAGAGTAGCAAACCTGCCATAGCTCTTTTTCTTGCGTACGACGCCGCAGTACCCGTTATTTGACTATCATCCATTCCCTTCTTAGACAAAGGCTCACGTGCCTGTGCCTTAACAGATATGGATTCGCCTGTATCACAACAAGTTAATGTAACCGTTGCTTCGACATAATATCTGTCGCCTATATATACAATCTTATCATCCATAATTAAAGAAAGATTTAGCTCCTTCAAGTATGGTTTTACAGATTCACATATAGCTTCTATGTTTCTAAAAGAGTATTTGCCAAAGGCGTTATACTCCGTCTTGCCAACTTTGATGGCAGTTTCTAATTTGCAGAGTTTTTCTGCTATGTTTTTCATAT